CTTTGGATCCATAGTGGCTATCCAGTCGCCAGTTACAGCTTCTTTAATCTGATCCACGGTATCAACCTGGGCTGGATTGTACAACCCGATGTCTTTCTGATTCTCAAATTGGTAGATCATCTTGTTGAAGATGCGGTTAGCCACACGGGTTAGTTCGTACCACACGGAAACTGGGGGTACTGGTAAGGGTTCACCATCTATCGGAGGGGAGAAGGATAAGAAATTGTATGGCCCTTCTTTTGGCCCGGCGTATTCTTCTTTTTTCAAGAACGCTCCATGTCTCTTTTGGCATGGATCACCCATCCAGATAACGGTCTCAGCTTCAGGGACATAAACCTGTACAATGTCCACTTCGTCCTGAAGTCTAACCATTTCATCCTTAGCTTCATTGGTTACACTTGAATACTTTATTTCAATAGTCGAGGGAGTTGAAGGCAATCCCTTGATAACATCGTGATTGAAACCGTCAGAATCCAACAGTATTTGGCGAGGAACTGTTACCCGGTCCCACATACACTTGGCTTGTTTGATATTAGTACACGCCGGATCAAAACCAAAATTCCAAAGACTTACATTCCGGGCATATATCTGGCCAGGATCAACGAATACATCATCAAAGGAAAAGAGTTCACCTGTAGCTTTGATTCCGGTCCGCATGATCCCCCAACCAAACATAGCATTAACAATCCAAGCCCGGAGTTCTTCTTTGAGCCTGATCTGTCGGGCCGTAGCGTCGAGACCAAGGCCAAGGAGTTCGGCATATTGTTTGTAGGATTGATACGGAGTATGGACGTTGGTGATCGGGTTTTCCATCACCAGGTTGGGGACGAATGCTCTCACCGTGTTGTAGACCAGGTTCAGAGGTTCTTTGCACTCGCCCTTTTCCATACGGTAGAACTCAGGGACGTAGGATTTGAACATCATCTGGGTTCGCTTGGCAAACCGCTCTACCCGTTTGAAGCCCAACTCTACGATGCTTTCAAGTTTTGAGGGGGTGACATTACTCGGCATGGGATTCCTCATATCGAGATAAATATTCTTCTGCGGCTATCTTAAACCCTTTGTTTTCGATAGCCGCTAATTTTTGATTACAACCTGAACACAAAAGAGCACGAATTTGCCCAGTTTTATGATTATGGTCTACACACAATCTTTTTGTTAATTCAGATTGATGTATTCCACAAATAGCACAACATCCATTTTGCTGCTCAAACATTTTATCATAATCTTCTGGCCGCATTCTATAATCTACCCAAAGATGACTTTTTCGATACTGTTTCGATATTTTTGCCCTACCTTCTTCTGTTGTTTTCAACTTTTCATAGTGCTTTTTACGAGCTTTTGCGTTATAACCGTTTTTATTCCGTTGTTTAGCATATTTTTTCCAACATTCCTTGCAGGATGACCATAATTTGTTTTTAGTTCTGGCAGTTTTATAGAACCACTTCTCCAACGGTTCTTTATAAACTGTGCCACATTTTGTACAAGTCTTTGTTTTCATCCTATACTAAAGTCGAAGCCTTTGCTTTGTCTGTGCCTCTGCCTTGCCCAGTTCTTAATGTGCGACAAAAACCTATGCCCCGCCGTATTGGTCGGATACTTGGTCTCTTCCTTCCGCTTCCTTCGAGCGAAGTCCGTGTCATCATTAGCCAGGGCATCAGCGATTACCCGATCCCCGTGGGTCTGCTTGGACGAACTACTCTCATGGAGCATGACAGCCGGGCCAACCCCACCGCTCTCATAATGGATGTAAAGCCGGGCTTCTTCCAGGGCATCAAGCGAATGATTGATAAACGACCCGTCAGCCAGGGCTTTATCATAAGCTGAAAGGAGCAGATACTTGCTATCCCGACCCATATGAAAACCATAGGTTCGTTTCTGCGGATCAGTTATCTGGCCAGTAGCCTTGCTCATATAATAGAAAGGATACAAGAACTTCTTCACCATCAACCGCCCGAAGTCCCACCCAGGCCCATTGTTTTCCCACTTCAAAAACGGCAACTGCATCGGCTTGGCCCCGCCAAACCAAAGGGCAATGGCCACGGTTAGGGGGGCAAACTCATACGGCGGATACTCAGCACTGGCCCACTCGCCAACCTTCTCTCCGGTCTCCCGGCACTTGATCGAGATCACTGAGTTCGATGCTTCCTGCCCCTTGCTCACATCAATGCCAAAGATGTAACTGTCCTTCTGAGACGGGCGACCTTCAACCAGGTCACACCAGAGTTTGAGTTGCCCTGTTCCTGTTTGCTTGGCCAGAATGTTAGTCCGATCCTTATTGGCTATCGCCTGGATCAATGCCTGATCGCTCATCGCCCGATTCCACTTAATGTTCCAGGTCGATGTCGGGGGTTTGACGTGCATGGCTATGTGCCCGTCGATGTTCTGTTCCTGGAAGAACGACAAACCCGGTTCCGTGTCTTCGCGAAGAACTTCAGTTGCGAGGAACTTGCGGCCACGGGCCTTCTCTTCGGAGTCGAACCACGGACTGCGTATCTCCCACTTCCCGGCCTTGGTTCGTTGGACATAACGCCCTGCTCCCTTTTCGGGGTGTTCCCAAAATGGCATGACAAACACCTTGATATTAACCGTTTTGTCAGATCGCCATTTGTTGTACTCGCTTCCAGGCACGCTGGTACTATTGATGATACGCATCAAACAAGCATCACGACTGGCCGTTCGCATCGCGGCTCCATTTTGAACCGCTCCAAATTCATCAAGGAGACCAATAAGACGCCTATCACCCCTGGCAGCGTGTTTAGTCGTAGACTCGCCGTCAAGAGTCGATCCAGTGATCGGATTATGCCAGTGCATATGAGATCGGTGCTTCTGACCCCGGAAACAGTCTGGGGGACGCATCCAGGTTGGCAAAAACTCGTTAATCTTGTCGTGTTTCTGCATCAACGCCTTGAGATTGCCCGGTTTGTCTACATAATCCTCATTACGGGACATTTCAAGAAGCTCACACGGCTCTTTTCGGAACAATATCATGTGGTGAAGGAAGTCAATACAACACCAACTGGCTCCCATGTCGCGGGCTTTGTCCAAAAGTATGTCCTGGCCAATCGTTAGGCACTCCTCAAATGTATCGAAAAGTTCATCTTGAATAGGCCAGGTTATCATCGGTTGGTTTGGGTGCTCGGATTCGATCCTTTGGCCATCAGGAGCGACATCAAACTGGTGATAAGTAATCGCAAAGGCATTAATCCAGAATAGAATCGACTCCGAACAGGCCGCGAGAAGGTCTTTCTGCATACCTTCGTCGTTCTCAGCTCGGTTCAAAAGGTCTATACGCCATTGTACGTTGGCTTCCTTCCGCTTGGGAACGAGTAGACCAGTTTTGGGGTCTTTCCAGAACTCTGGTATATCCGGAAACGGCTCTTTAAGACTGGGTTTCTGAATTGGTCTGGGCATCTACAAGTTCACATCCAACATCACTTATAGCATCACATAATAATTCGCGTGTAATTGGTTTAACTAATTGGTTTTGCTCAGAGGCTTCTCTACATAAATACATATTAAGTCTATCTGTTACATTCTTCATTAATCGCCAATTTATCTGTGTCATCATTTTCCCCTTTATTCACTAACCTGTTCAACCTACCAGCGATACTCCCATCGAACGATCCGGCTCTGGCGTTGCGTTTGCCTTCCTTGGGGGCCTCTTGTGCCGCTTTCCCTTCAGTCCATTCTCGTATTTTGGTTGCCGCCGTAGCATTGGGTTTGAAGTAGGTTGTTATTTCATCTCCATGTTCATCCTTTGTGACCATAAACCCACCCATAGCGAGTAGATACAACCTTCTTGCAACGGCCTCAGTACGTGAGCACTCAAAACTCTGACCATTGATATTGATTGTGACTCGTTCATCACCTACATCACGTAGTAACTCGCTTAATGTTGCCACGTCTTCCCCTTCACTGATTTGGCCTTCTTCACCAGTCGTTTGAGACCCTTCTTGGCCACATGCTCTGGTAGATTGCCTTTGGCTGATTCGGGGTATTCCGCAGCCCAACGTTTAGCTATCTTAGGGTGTCGGGCGAACATAAAACGTCTCTGAGCCTCACTTTTGAATGGCATTGTATTTCTCCAAGGCTTCGAGAATGTGGGATACGGGTTCAGCCAACCAAAAATTGTCCCCGCCATTTGGGAATCTATTATGACACCCAACCATTATACCAATTAAATGGCCAGAAGTATCAAGTAAAGCACATCCACTATTGCCGGGATAAGCAGCAGCGTCAACAATAATTCCATTTGTCCACACATACCAAGACACGTTAAGATTTGAAACTATTCCCTTTGTTATATTGTTAATACAATCCCCCCTATGCTCACTTTGTAGTGGTGATCCTACTACATAAATTGTATCAAGTAATTGTGGCATATTACCAAATTGAATATAGGGTAATATACCATTGATACGGATAAACCCGACATCATATATATCACTTGCCCATTTATCTACAATCTCATATTTGACTCCGCCAATTTCAACCCAACAATTCTCATCAAGACAGTGTTTGGCTGTGAGGATCAGGTCCGGGCCAACGGCCACACAAGAACCATAACCATCCTCACTTCGTATCAGGCCGCAGGAATCAAGTACACTTAGGTCAAGAGTCCTGGTTAATGCCTGTAAACTCGCTACGTTCTGGTTAATGTCCCGCTGGTTGATCGCTACTCCCGCGAGGGCGGCGAT